CGTCGGTACAGACGCGCTGGCAGCTGGAGAACTCACCCGACCTCGGCTCGACGGCGAATCCGCTCGGCATCGTCGCGCTCAACGAGATGATCAACGACGCGCTCGTCGAGCTCCACGACATCCTGATCGGCAAGTGGGCCGACTACAAGACGCAGGGCCCGATCCAGTTCGTGACGGTTCCCACGCAGGACGTCTACAGCCTCGACACGATCATCAGCACGGGACCGGTCGGCGTCAACGCGTTCTACAAGCTGCGCAAGCTCGAGCTGAGCGTCGGCACGCGCTGGCGACGGCTATATCCGGCTGACCTCGAGGCGAGCCATCGCTTCACGTCGACCGACATCTTCACGCGCCGCTACCGCTATCGCATGCAGCTCGCGCCGTCCGACGTGCTCTCGCTCGTGCTGATGCCGGCGCCGAGCTCGGTGGAGACGCTGCGGCTCTGGTACGTGCAGCAGGCGACCCAGCTGGCAAACGACAGCGACGTGGCCACGTTCCAGGTTCCGATCGAACAGAAGCTCTTGCTCGCGATCGTCGGCCGCGACGTTCTCGACCGCCAGGAGCTGGACCCGTCGCCGGCAATCGCGCGTATCGCGACGCTAACGAAGCAGCTCGACGCTGCGGCCGATGGCCTCGACGTCGCCGAGCCGTTCATGCTCTCGCCGCTCGGGCCGGGATTCCGCTTCGGCGATGACGATGACTGCGACGGAGAGTGGGGCTACTGATGGCCGCCAAGCCTCCCACGCGGCCGAAGCCGAAGGCGCAGCTCGTGCCGGCCACGGTACTGACGGGCGATCCGGTCGTGTCGCGCCTACTCAGCGACCAGGCCGATGCGATCCAGCGACTCGAGCGCCAGAAGTCGGGCGGCACCGTCACGACCGCGGCGCCGGTGACGGGGGATGGCTCGAGCGCGAGCCCGGTTACAGTCAGCACGTTCTCGAGCTCGGCGGCGGGCGCTGTCCCCGCGAGCGGCGGCGGCTCGACGAACTTTCTCCGCGCGGATGGCACGTGGGCGCCGGCCGGCGCCGGTTCTGGGGTCGCATCGGTCACAGCCGGCAGCTCGAAGGTCACCGCCGCGCCGACGACGGGCGCCGTCATCGTTGATGTCGTGCCGGCGAACTTCAGCGGCATCCCGGAGAGCGCAGTCACGAATCTCACAACGGACCTCGCCGGCAAGGCGCCGACGACGCGCAATATCAACACGACCGCGCCGCTACAGGGTGGAGGCGATCTATCCGCGGACCGGACGCTGTCGATCGCGAACAACGGGATCACGAACGCGCTGTTTCGGCAGGGAGTGGCGACGTCCTTGGTTGGCGTTTCCGGTAATGCGACGGCAAACGTCGCCGATTTCCAGGCGACGGCGGATGCGCAGTTCGTCTATCGCACCGGCGGAGTTCTGACGTGGGCCGACCTTCCGACGCAGGTCGCGGCGCTACTTCGTGGCGGTGGTCGCTTCGGGGACGGCAGCGACGGCTCGGTCGTGTTCGACGGGACGACAACGATCCTCGGTTTCGTTCCGGCCTCGAATCGCTACACGATCACGCGCGATCTGAACTGCATCAACTGCACAGTGACGTCGCCGGCGGTTCTCGTGTTTGCGAATGCTGACACGGAAACGTCCAATGTGTCAGCCGGATCGGTACATCGCCTGCTATGTCAGGGCACGCTGAGTGGCACCGGCAAGATCACGTGCAACGGGCACACGGGTGCCGCTGGCGTGGCGACAGCTAACGCCGGAGGAGCGAGCCAGTATCTCGGAGCCTCTCCCAGCGCGGGCGGCACCGGGCAGATCGCGTCGACCGGTACGGCCGGCACGAGCCTCACGAATCACATCTGGAACACGCAGACCGCTACTGCGGGCGGCACCGCAACAAACGTAGGCACCAGCGCGACCGGAAACTATCTCGGCGGCGGCGGCGGTGGTGGCGGCACGCAAGCAGGTGGCGCTGGCGGCAGCATCACGATCGTCAGCAAGGACCAGGGCACGGGCCGCGACGAGCGCGCCCTCACTACCGGGCTCAGCCTCAACAATCTGGCGCTGTTCATGGGCGGCACTGGTGGCGGCGGCGGCGGCGGCGATGGCACCAACAGCGGGACGGCTGGCGGCGGACCAGGCGGCTGCATCTGCGTTCGAGCTCGAACGATCTCCGGCTCGCTCGCGTTCGAGGCCAAGGGAGCGAACGGCAACAACGGCGGCGCGACCGGCAATGTTGGAGGCGGGGGAGGCGGGGGAGGCGGATCGATCATCCTCGACTACATCATCGGCCTTGGCTTGTGCACGACCAACGTGTCGGCAGGAACCGGCGGCACGGGAACCGGTACGGGCAAGGCGGGCGGCAATGGCAGCGCCGGCAAGGTCTACGACCTGAGCGCATGAACCTATGACGACCACACCAAACATGGGCATGACCGAACCGACGCCGAATGCGTCGGCGAATGTCTGGGGCTCGCTGATCAACAGTTGCCTCGACACGATCGATTCTCACGACCATACTGTAGGCAAAGGCGTCAAGGTCCCCGTCTCCGGACTGAACCTGAACGCCGACGTCTCGTTGTCCGGTCTGTGGGCGATCACCGCCGCGCGCGGTTTCGACATGACGCCGGTCGCGGCGAGCTCGGTCGCCACGCTGTCGTCGGCGATCTTCACGAACAGCGCGGACAACAACCTCTACTTCCGGAACAGCTCGGGCACGAACGTCCAGCTCACTGCCGGCAACACGCTGAACATCTCCGTGGCGGGCGCGATCGGTGGCGACTACGGAAGCGTTGGTGCGCTGCTCGACTTCATCGACGCGAACGACACCTACCACTTCTACCAGCAGGTCGGCGGCGGTGTTCGCCAGTATGGTCGCGTCGCGCATGCCGACGTCGATTTGTTTGAGTACAAAGCAAATCCGTCGGTCGGCGTGCCAACGAACCGCGTGCGGCTGTCGAGCCCGGCGGCGCTGGCGGCCAGCTACACGCTGACGTGGATGGCGGCCCTGCCAGGTACGACGAACGCGGTCGTGATGACGACGTCGTCGACTGGCAATATCGTCACCGACGTCAATGCCGCCGTCTACGCGGGCGACTTCCGCAACAACGTCGTCCGCGTGATGTCGCTACCCGCATCAATTGCGGATTTGAACGCAAATGCTCGATTGAATGACGCCTTCGGTCGGATTGGGATCTCGCTCAACGGCGGGACCGGATCGACGGGACAATCGACATTCCCGATCCCTCTGTTCGAGGGGGACCAGGTTTCGCAAGTCGACGTGTTTATCAACAAGTCGACCTCGAACACCTCGACAATTTCTACGACGCTTCGGCTGTTTGATCTGGCGAGCGCATCGACGTCAGCATCCAATACGGTCAACAACAGCGCAAATGCCCCGGGCGCACTGACGCTCACGCATACCAGTCTGGGCACGGCCTACAAGATCACATCAGGCAAGGTTCTGACTGTGTGCATCGGAATGACGGTCGGCGCCGGAACTACCGACTTCTGCTATGGCGTTCGCGTCAGCTACACGAGGCCCTAATGGCACATCGCGACAGCACAGCACCGCTCATGAATCCAACCCTTCGGCGTGAAGCACGCGAAGCCGGTCGGGTCGGGCTGCGACTCGTCGCAGACGTACGCGGTCAGCGTCGTGCTGATTTGCACGCAGTCGTTGGTCTCCTGCACGCACACACCGGGATGCGCATCGAGCTCTGGCATCGGCGTCCCAGCATCATCGCTGGTTGCCATGTTCGAACCACACCCTGCAACAAAACACACCATCAGGAACAGACGCATACCTCCACGGTAAGGCGGTCTCGTCCGGAGCACAAGGAGACCGCATGCCGCTGATGAAGTCTGCGTCTAAGAAGGCCGTTTCTCGGAACATTCGCACCGAGATGAAGGCTGGCCGGCCGCAGAAGCAAGCCGTTGCGATCGCACTCGCTACCCGACGAGAGGCCCAGGCCGCGCATGGCGTCGGCCGGCCCAAGCGAAAGGTCTACCAAACGGGCGAATCAGGAGGCCGGACCTCGTTCCGACGCTGAACCATGCCGCTGCGTAAACAACCACTCGCGCTCCAGTTCTCGGGGGGCTTGCATTCGAAAATGGATGCCAAGCAAGTCCCGACGACGAAGCTACTCGACCTGCAGAATGCAGTGTTCGAGCGCGCGACGACGTTGGTGAAGCGCAACGGCTACGAGGCGCTGTCTAGCACCATCGATGCGGGCGCGGTCGGTCTCGTCGACTCACTGAACCTGAACACGACGGCGACGCGCACGCTCTCGAATCCGATCGGTCTTGGCGTTCACCAAGGCGAAGTGGTCGCGTTCGACGGCAAGCGCGGCTACTCGCGGCGGCCGAGCTCGGAGACGTGGAGCGATGCCGGCGAGGTCTGCGCGGCGGTGGGCTCCGATCGTCAAGTGGCGCGCACCGGCACGCAACAGACGATGGGCGAGCACGCGACGCAGAATGGCGTCACAGCGATCGCATGGGAAGACAGTCGCGGAGGCGTCTGGTACTCGCTGATCGAGAGCGAGACGCGACGCATCCTCGTCGCGGATACGCAGCTCGATGCGGCAGGTATCTCTCCGCGCTGTCTGCCGTGCGGAGACTTCCTGCACATCATCTGGGCGAACGCGGCCGGACGGAAGCTCTGGGTCATTGTCATCGACCCGACGTTTCCGACAACGCCGCTCGCCACAAATGTCCTCGTCGACAACCTCGATCCGCTGAACCCGGTCTACGACGCGTGCGTCACGGTCAACGATGCGGCGTTCGCCGGGCTCTGGGGAAATACGACGTCCTTCCCGTGTCTGATCGCGTGGGCAGTGGATAGCGGCGGGTTCAATGTCGGCTACATCCACCAGTCCGGCATCCTTGGCTCTGCGCTGACCGAGTTGCCCGCTGTGAGGCATGAGGCGGTCACGCTCGCGCCCGGCACGATCGGCTGCTGCTTCGAGCCGCGCCATCTCGCGTCCGTCGCGGTTCTGTACAATGCGAGCGGAAACAGTCTGGCGATGATCACAATCGATCCTGGCCTCACGACTGAATTCGCGGTCGGTACTGTACTGTCAACATCCAGTAACGCGTTCACGCGGATCGCGTGCTGCTACGCGAACGCAAACCAGTTCACGCCGAACGTCGGCGGCGATGACGGCTGTATCTGGTGGGCGGCCGAGACGCTGCCGGCTGCAAGCGCAACACGCTCCGACCGCGCGATCATCAACAACGGCTTCGTGGGCGACGAGGGCACGATCCTGATCGCGTCGCGAACGCTGCGCGGTCATTCGCTGTGCTCGCGCGCGTTCTTCGACAACGACCACGTCTACGTCGCGATTGTACACGCAGTGCTGTACTTCCCGTATGTCGCGATCGTCCGCATATCGGGCGACGTCTGGGGATCGCGGACGATCACGGCAGCTCGGCTCCTGCCGAACCTGACGAACGGCCAGTTGCCGCGCAATCATCTGCCGTCCGTGCACGCGATCTCACCGGACGTGCAGATCGCGTCGCTCTCGACGGTGCGCCAGTACGAGCTGTGTCTGGGCTACCGGGTCCAGCTCGCGAGCGATGCCACGACGTCGACCAACTTTGGCGAACAAGGCATCCGCCTCCAGGCGCTCGACTTCGGCAACGAGAACGCGTATCAGACTGCGCCGCTCGGAGCCGGTCTCTATCTCGCTGGTGCGCTCATGCAGCACTACGACGGCGCGCGCTGGGCGGAGGCTGGGTTCGCGACGGCACCGGACCATCCCTCGGGCCCGGCGGGCGTCGATCAGACGCTCGGCTTCGTCGTGCTTGACGGCGGCAGTGGCGGCGGGTCGATCGCGGCCGGGACGTACAACTACATCGCGGTCTACGAAGAGATCGACAACCAGGGCGAGCGGCATCAAGGGCCCGCGAGCGTTCCGGTGTCGGTCACGATCGCCGGAGCATCGAGCACGGCGCAGGTGACAGTTCCGACGTGCAAGCTCACGAGCAAGAAGAACGTCCGCATCACGCTGTGGCGCTCCAAGCAGGGATCGGCTTCGGAGTACTTCCGCATCACCTCGACGGACCCGAGCAAGACGACCGGCGCGAACTGCTTCCTCGCCAACGATCCTACCGTCGATGATCTCGCGTTCGTCGACGCGCTCTCGGATGCCGTGCTCGGCAACCAAGAGCCGCTCTACACGAACGGCGGCATCCTGTCGAACATCCCAGCGCCGTGCGCGGGCGGCATCATCGCCGGCGGAAAATACCGACTGTTCTGGACCGATCCGAGCGATCCGGACCTCGTCCGCTTCAGCCAAACGCTCGACGAATTCGACGACGCGATGGCGGAGAGCGCCGCGCTGGCCTTCCGCGTCGACCCGTATGGCGGCGCGATCGTCGCGCTCGCGGTGCTCGACGATGCGGTGGTCATTTTCAAGGAAACGGCCATGTACGTCGTCGGTGGCTCGGGTCCCGATGCCGATGGCGGCGCGTCGAATCCGAACAACGCATTCACGCCGCCAGCGCTGGTCACGAGCGACGTCGGTTGCTCGAGCCCCAAGGGAATCGTGCAGATGCCGATGGGCATCATGTTCCCGACCACGAAGGGCATCATGTTGCTCGGACGCGATCGCCAGAGCGTGGCGAGCGTCGGCGACGACGTCTACGGCTTCAAGGGCCAGATCATCAGCCGCGCAACGCTTCTGCCCGATCGCCACCAGATCGTATTCCTGACCGCGAGCGGATCGACGCTGCTGTTCGACTACGAGCATCAGCAATGGTCGCGGTTCACGAACCACGAAGGATTCGATGCGGTCGTGGCGGACGGCGTCTACCACTACCTCCGCACCGACGGCCGCGTATTCCGCGAAACGCCCGGGAAGTATGCCGACGACAACCTGCACATCCCGATGTTGATTTCGACGGCGTGGATCAAGATGGCCGGTTACCTCCAGGGCTGGCAGAAGGTCATCCACGCGGGCGTACTCGGCGAGTACGAGAGCGCGCACACGCTCCGCATGCGCTACCGCATCGACTACGAGGAGCGCTGGAGTAACCCCGACGATCACGACATGTCGCTCGACTACGCGCCGTCGCTGTATGGGGTCGGGCTCTACGGTGTCGGCGCGTACAGCGCAGGTACGCCGCTCGACACCGTGTATCAGCGCAGCTGGCACATCAACCGACGGTGCCAGGCGATCGCGTTCGAGTTTTCCGATCGCGAGGCGGACGGCGTGTTCGGTGCCAGTTTCCAACTCTCCGAGCTGCTTCTCACCGGTGGCGTGCTCGGACCACGTATCCCAATCGGTGCAGCGAGGAGTGCATAACCATGGACTGGTCTAATCTGCTCATGGGCGGCCAAGGCTCGTCGCCGCAGGACTTTCAGCAAGGCGCGCAGTTTCAGGATCGTAATCAGATCCAGAACATGATCCAGCAGGGCATCGGCCGCTCCAACTTCCAGGGCGGACAGTTGGCGAGCGGACCACAGGATCAGTTCCGTGCAATGCAGGTCGCGCAGGCGGCGCAGCTCGCCCGGATCGCCTCTGGACAGCAGCAGGGCGCCGGCGAGCTCGCGGCGCAGCGTCAGGCACAGAACGCGCTCGCGGCGCAGCAGGCGCAGGCGCGCATGGCTCGCGGTGGCAACGCCGGGCTCGCCATGATCAATGCGGGCACGAACAGCGCGAACATCGGGCTGAACGCCGTCGGGCAAGGCCAGCAAGCGGCGTTGCAGGACCAGGCGAACGCACAGGGTCAGCTGGCGAACGCGCTCAACGCGGGTCGCGGCGCGGACATCAACTTCGCAGGTCAGAACGCGACGAACGCACTCCAAGCGAACAGCCAGAACAACTCGATGTACGGCGCGATGCTGGGCCAGCTGACGGGCATGGATCAGGCGCAGTTGGCGGCGCAGATGCAGGCGTACCAGGCCGCGCAGCAGAACAAGGGCGTTCTCGGCGGGCTCATCAACCAGTTCGGTGCCGCAGGCGCCAAGGCGGCAATGGGATAGCCATGGGTGTCGTCCGACTGCCAAGCGGAGAGTTCGTCGCGCTTCCCGACTCGATTACGCCGGGAAACATCGCGGCGATCGCACCGCGTCCGGTCGCGGCGATTCAGCAGCCGTCGTACACGACCAAGCTCTCGCCCGACGAGGAAAAGAAGTTCCAAGCCTGGGTGAAACAGAACAAGGTCCCGTTCGATCCGAGCCCGGAAGCCGACTACGACATGCGGGGCTTCTACAAGGCGCTTCAGTCCAAGGATCCGCGCGCGATCACTGCGATCAATCCGGCGGACCAGCAGATGCACTTTCCGGACGTCTGGAAGACGCCGTATCACGCCACGTTCTCGAATGAATCGAAGTACGCGGCGCCCGGCGCACCCGAATGGCAGGGCGATCGGCTGGTCTCGCCGAATGGCATGGCGATCGCCGACGAGACGCCGGCGCCAGAGCCGATTCCGACGGGCGCACTGTCGCCAGGTCAGCTGCCTCCATCGGTGCTGCACTATCTCAGCGGGGGCAGGCTCGGTGAGCCGGACACCGTGGCAAAGCCGTTGCCGATGGCGATCAGCGGCGCATCACTGGGCGGGGCGATCGGAACGCCTCGCACGCCGGTGGCTGTTCCGGTGGCGCCGCAGCCGATCGTGGTTTCCGGCATCCCCGCACCGTTGCCGCCGGCGACTGACGTCGAAGGCAGGCTTGCGAAGATCGACAACGGCGACACGA